CACTACACTCACAAAAGCTACGGGCGCATCTACACGCCTGTGTTCGAGGTGGTGGAGTGGATCAGTATGGACGGTGAGGCCACGCCTGCGGAAGCGGAAGCAGCGCCTGCCTCTGGCCGTCGCCGTCGTGCGGCCTGATTGAGAATAGGGGGGAAAGCGGATGCTGTAGCTTAGCCGGAAAAGCTGCCTTTCGAGGGCGAGTCGTTGGTTCGGGTCCAACCAGACGCAGCGAGTACCCCCGCCTCATATGATTGTTTGGATTGATTTTGAGACGCGCAGCCGGGTTGACCTTGGCAGCAAAGGCGTCTACAACTACGCGCAAGACGCAAGCACTGACGTGCTGTGCATGTCTTACGCCTTCGACGATGGTGATGTACAGACTTGGACCTCTGGCCCATTACCCGACTTCACTGGTTGCACCATCTACGCCCACAACGCCGCCTTCGAGCGGTTAATTTTTTGGTACGTGCTGCAACAGAACTACCCGCTAGAGTCGTTCTACTGCACCGCCACGCAAGCTCGCGCCAACTGCGCCCCCGGCGGGCTGGAAGACGTGGGCCGCTTCGCCAGTGCGTCCATGAAGAAGGACCACCGAGGAAGCCAGTTGATTCGGCTGCTGTCCATCCCCCAGGCTGATGGCAAGTTCCGCGAGGACGCCGATCTGATGGCTGAGATGATCCGTTACTGCGAGCAAGACGTGCGGGCCATGCGCGAGATCAGCAAGGCCATGCGCCCGCTATCTGCGGAGGAGCTTGCCGACTACCACGTCAACGAGCGCATCAACGACCGTGGCGTGCTGGTGGACGTGCCGCTTGCCAAGGCAGCGATGCGCTACGCTCACGACGAGCTTGTCGAGATCGAGCAGCGCGTGGCAGAGCTTACCGATGGCGAGATCACCAGCGTGCGCTCACCCAAGATGCGCGAGTGGGTGCTGGCGCGTGTTGGTGACGAGGCCAAGAAGCTGATGTGGGTCGGCGAGAAGTATTCTATTGACAAGACTGTGCGAGCTAACCTGCTTGCGATGGAGAATCCTGATGAGATACCGCCCGCTGTTGCCGAGGTTATACAGTGCGCCGACGACTTGTGGGCAAGTTCGGTTGCGAAGTTCAGCCGCATGGCAGACTTGGCAGACGACGAGGATTGTCGAGTCCGTGGAGCTTTTGTGTTCGCTGGGGGTGCCGCCACTGGCCGTGCGTCGAGCTATGGACTCCAAGTGCATAACTTCACTCGCAAGTGCGCTAAAGAACCTGATGCAGTACGAACATCTATGGTCAGAGGGCACAACATTGTCCCTGCCTACGGCAAACGAGTCACAGATGTTTTACGCGGAATGCTCCGGCCCGCACTGATACCTGCCAAGGGCAAGCACTTTGTCGTTGCCGACTGGTCGGCCATCGAGGGCCGCGTTAACCCGTGGCTTGCGTCGAGCCCCGCAGGCGAGGCCAAGCTGGACGTGTTCAGGCGCAAGTTGGACCCGTACAAGGTGAACGCTGCTGCGACTTACAGCGTGGCCTACGAGGAGGTGACAGGCGAGCAGCGCCAAGTCGGCAAGGTGCAAGAGTTGGCGCTTGGCTTTGCCGGTGGCGTGGGCGCGTTCGCTGCAATGGGCCGGGCCTATGGCGTGCAGATCGGCGAGGCGCAGGCCAGGCGCATCGTTGACGCTTGGCGCCGTGCTAACCCGTGGTCAGTGCCGTTCTGGCAGAACTTAGAAGAAGCCTACACCCGTGCGATGCGGAACAAAGGCCATGAGTTCACTGCGGGCCGCGTGGCGTACCTCTACGACGGTCAGCACCTATGGTACGCGCTGCCGTCGGGTCGGGTGCTGTGCTACCCCTACGCTCGACTGGAGGCCGATGGGGTGACTTACGCCAAGGCGTCTTGGAAGCCCGCAGCCGACGCCAAAGAGTGGCCCCGTGGCCGACTTTGGAAGGGCTTGGCGTGTGAGAACATCACCCAAGCCACAGCCAATGACATCTTGCGCCATGCGCTGCGTCAGCTTGACGACGTGGTGCTGCACGTACACGATGAAGTCGTGATCGAGACAGATCAACCCATCGACCTTGAGCGTATCATGAGCACCCCGCCTGCATGGGCCGAGGGTTTGCCATTGGCCGCCGAGGTCAAAACAATGACACGTTACGGCAAATAAAAACGCCCGGCGGGTAAGGCCGGGCGCAAATCTCAAGGAGTGAGAACTATGGAATTTCTGGATTATATGGTATCGCTCGCCCCAGAGGGCGAGACTTTCTTGGTTGTCAGGCAAAAGCCACAACTTAAAGACGGTCAGGTGCAATTGCATCCCGACGGCGGCGTCAAGGCGACTTGGCCCGCGTTCTTGCCGAACAAGAAGATGGCCGCTGGTCAGTCGTGGTACGGCAACACCGCCTCGTTCATCCTCGACCGATTCACCGACGGCTACGCCCGAGCAAGCGCCGCCAACTGCGAGTACGTCCTCTGTATGGTGCTGGACGACGTGGGCGACCCCGTCAAGGCGCCCAAGACGCCGCCGCTGGCCCCAACGTGGATCATGGAGACAAGCCCCGGCTCGTTCCAGTGGGGCTACGCTTTCAGCGAGGAGCAGCCAACCAAGGATGAGTTTAGCGCTGCGATCACGGCCATTGCCGAGGCGGGCTACACCGACGCGGGCGCGATCAACCCCGTTCGCAATTTTCGCTTGCCCGGTAGCGTCAACATCAAGCCGGGCCGCGACGGGTTCGCGTCTAGGCTTGTTGAGTTCCACCCCGAGCGCCAGTTCAGCCTTCCGCAAATCTGCCAAGCGTTAGGCGTCACCCCCCATGAGGCTACCGCTGCCTTTAAGCCGATCCGCGTGTCTGACAACGGCGCCGATGACGTGCTGGCGTGGTTGTCCGGCCAAGGGCTGGTGCTGCGTAACACCAACGCCGAGGGCTGGGCCGGTATCGTCTGCCCCAACGAGGCGCAGCATACCGACGGCTCGCCTGAAGGCCGCTATAACCCCGCCATGAGGGCGTTCTGCTGCTACCACGGCCATTGCACCGACCTAGACTCCAATGCGTTTTTGTCGTGGGTTGCTGAAAACGGTGGCCCGGCCCACGCCCCCGGCCTGCGTGATGAGTTGCTGGCCGACATGATGACGGGCGCCCTCAATAAATTAGAGCCAACAAAATCGTTCCCCGACGAGGCCGCTCGCGTCATCGCCGAGGTGGAGCGCAAAGAGCTTGGCCGCACTACGCGCACCGAGTGGTATGCGCGGTTTTGCTACGTCCAAGAGGGCGACCATTACTTTGACCTGCAAGACCGCCGCGAGGTGTCGCGGGCGACCTTTAACGCGCTGTTTCGCCACATCGAGTGCCGGTCGCTGTTTGGCAAGAAACCTAAGATTGAGGCCAGTTACTGTTTCGATGAAAACCGTCAGGACATGGGCGCCAAGGCCTTGGTCGGCATCACCTACGCGGCGGGCGAGGGCGTGCTCGTAGCGCGTGACGGTGACGTGTACGGCAACCGCTGGCGCGACGCCCGCCCTGCCGTGGCCGGTGCCGGTGGTGACGTGTCGCCCTGGCTGCGCCATTGCGAGGTGCTGGTGCCCGAGGCGTCCGAGCGTGAGCACATCTACAACGTCATGGCCTACAAAGTCCAGCACCCCGAGATCAAGATCAATCACGCCGTGCTCCACGGCGGCGACCAGGGCTGTGGCAAGGATACGCTGTGGGCGCCGTTCATTTGGGCCGTGTGCGGGCCGCAACTTAAAAACCGTGGGCTGCTGGACAACGACACTTTGGGCTCGCAGTGGGGCTATGCCCTCGAGTCTGAAATTTTAATTTTGAACGAACTGAAAGAGCCCGAGGCCCGTGAGCGCCGGGCGCTGGCGAACAAACTGAAACCCGTCATCGCCGCCCCTCCCGATATGCTCACCGTCAACCGCAAGGGCTTGCACCCGTACGACTCGCTAAACCGCATGTTTGTGCTGGCGTTCTCTAATGACCCTGTGCCGATCTCGATTGACAGTCAGGACCGCCGCTGGTTCGCCGTGTGGTCGTCGGCGCCCCGTATGGCCCCGGACGCCGCCGCTCGGCTGTGGGGCTGGTACAAGACTGGCGGCTATGAGGCTATTGCCGCTTGGCTGCACGCGAGGGACGTGTCTGCGTTCAATCCGTCGGCGGCGCCCGCGTGGACTGAATTCAAGGCTAATTTGGTAGAGCATGGGATGTCCATCGCTGAGTCGTATCTGGTGGAGATGATGCGCCGCCGCGCCGGTGAGTTTGCCCGTGGCGCCGTCGGTAGTCCCTTCCACGCGCTCTGCGACCGTGTGGCGGCTGGTGCGCCGGCCGGCGTGAAGGTGCCCCAAGCGGCTTTGCTGCACGCGCTCAAAGAAGCGGGCTGGGTGAACCTTGGCCGCATCGCCAGCGCCGATTACCCGTCCAAAAAGAACATCTATTGTCACCCGTCGCTAGTGAACAATACCAAATCGGATCTTAGGCGCATGGTGGAGGACGCGCCGGTGTCATCGCTGGTGCGCGTCAAATAAGAAGAGCCCCGTTAGGGGCTCTTTTTTATAGGTCTAGGAAGACCGCCAGTAAGGCCGCTATGGCCCCGCATACTAGGACTGTGACCATACCGCGCCTTCCTCAATCATGGCCACAATGTAGTCACTGAGCAGTGGCGATATGTCAACCCCTCCGGCTTTGGCGCTGATAAGAACCGCTGACGCGGGCCAGGCCGGGTCAATGTCCGTCTCCCGTTCACCGGGGCTGTATTCCAGCTCACAATCGAGCGTCAGCCCCTCCCCATGATAGTGGCTGTACTGTATCGTTCTCATACGTCAACCTCTTCAAGCACTTCAGGGACCGTCGGGTCCAACTCAGGCGGCGTGCGGTTTAACGCGGGTTCAATCTTCAGCGGCGCCAAATGTAGGCGTGCATGGTTCAACGCCACATAAGCCGTGACGTAGTCTGATGTCAGCATACAAGCAGGGTTAAACCGGGGATAGTCCCTCTTGCGGCTATCGTGCTTTGCTATGCCCTTGTCTCGCGTCAACTTGGCGCCCCTCTTGCCCTTGCTCTTATCGATGAGGGCTAAGAGGTCCCGCGTGTTCTGTTCGTTCTCAGGCAGAACGGTGAGGGCGGCTTTGCCGTGGGTGATTGTGATCATGGGTTTATTCTCCTTTAATGTCTAACAAGCAAAATTCATTGCTTCCAAATTCATTTTGGAAGTGCTTTAAATCAGCGTCAGCCCACCGGGCGTGGGGCGGCAATGCTTTGCGTGGGCTGTCTTCGCAAGTGATAATGCGCCCGCCAACTTTACAGAAAACCGGCTTCCACTTGTCGCCCATTTTTACGTGTAGTTTTTTCATATCAGTACATCAAAGTAGGCCAGGGCAAGCATGGCGAGGGTTAACCCTATGGCAAGGGCTGCGATGAAGTCAAGCGCAGCGCTGGCGCGGCGTTCGATTTTGTAGTGCTCACGCATTTGAGCACCCCTTAAAGCAGTGCCAGCACATGTAACCATGGCCTATCACGCGCCACCACACATAAGATATGGGGCTGTTGTTGCGCCTGTTTTTCAGGCATTTTGGGCAGTTTTGTGTTTTCACAATCCGCTCACCCGGAAGCACTTACCGTCGGAGAGCCGCTCGACATCAATGGTGCCAGCACGATGCACAGCGAGCACGCGCACCCGTTCTGGGCGCCCGAACAAGTGCATAGTGAGGGTTTGATTGACTCTCATTTTGTTTGCTCCAGCAATAGTTTTTTGAGGAAAGGAACTGCTAAACCAGTCAACCCGGACAGTTCCTTTAGCGTCATGTTCGGGTTGTTGTCATAAATGCGTTTAATGTCGTCCAACGACAATCCGCCGATAGGTTTTTTGAGTGTGTAGGCCACTGGTTTTTCCTTTACTGTTACCCGGACAAAATCGTCCGGCCACATGGCCCCACGGGACCATGTAACCGTCAATCTTATGCGGCCACCGACACTTCATCCGCGCGCAGAGTCTTGACTACAGCGAAACCAACAGTTTCGCTAAACCCCGCAGCTTTGGCTGCGTCAAGGGCTTGCCAGGAATAGTCAGCGTAAAACCACTCAGCGGTTTTGGGGTTGTTACCCTCCATAATCAAAAAAGCTTTCATTTTGTTTACTCCAGTGTTGCCGGACGGATTGTCCGGATTAGGGGGACAGCCCCTAACCCTGAAAATCAAGCGGCCAAACGAATATTGATTGTGCGGTGGCGCGAGCCATGAGCAGGGAAACCGACAATAACGCTGCGCTGACGCTGGCAGAGTTGGCAGGTGGCGCAGCTGACGTCATCGCGCTGTGTGGCGGGGCAGACAACTACTTTTCTGCCGGCAGGTGTGGTGGTGTTCTCTGTCTGAGTTGACGGCAGCACGACGACGACAGGGCCAGCGTCAGCGTCAGCGAGCGCGTCAGCGTCGCGCAGATCGTTTGCTGACAAGTTGACAGTGAACCCCCATGCATTCGCGTGCTTAATCCACGCTAGTGACGCGCTGTCGCGGTGGTGGCTGTAGGTGAAACCACGTTTGCCCTGATTTGCAGCGACTAACTGCCCAAGCTTGACAGCGTCAATGGTGCCGTCAGTCTGTGGCAGATCGCCCGCTTGATTGTGGCGCCACAGCTGATTGTCTGGCAGCGCAGCGATTGACTGCGTGAATTGGCCCCACGATGTGCCGCGCGTACCCGCGCTGACAGCTGCCCAATGCAGCGCGAGCGGGCCTGACGCTGCGTAGCACTCAGCGCGCATTGCGCAGTCTGTGGGGCAGCTGTCGCGCTCTGTGGTGCTGACAGGGATCGGGCCTGTCTTGACGTTTGCTGACTTGAGTGTCAGGTGAACTTGCATGGTTTGCCTTTACTGTAGTTTATTGATGTCGGGACAATTCCCGCCACTGCCCACAGTGTGGGCAGTAGCTGGTACTGTTTAAACGCTTTGCATTTCGCCGTGGTCAGGGCAGTGAGGCGCGCCCATATCGTTTATCCATTTGCCAGCTACACGCACTGTATAGCCACATTCAGTACAAACGCATTTCAGCATTCGCGTGCTTTGCTTTTTTTGCGCGTTTGCAGGCACTAAATCAGCGTGAGGGTACATGCCAAGTCTAGACAACACTGGCACTGCCCACGCGCTGAATTCTGGACCCGCTACAGTGGCTGTCATTTTGCCAGTGAGGCCGATTGCAAGGGCAGTGCGTTTAAACGCTTTGCCGTGGCCGTCATTCGGATGTGAGGCGTGAATCATTTCATGCGCCAAGATGTCCAGCACGCGCGCGCTGTCGCTGATTGTGGGAGAGATAAAAATTTCAGCGTGGCTGTCAGCACTGGCACGCGCCGACCAGCATTCGCCGATTCTGCGGTTTTTACTTGCCAGTGCTGATTTTGAGGGAAAGCCGCAAGAGGCGCGCACTTGCAAGGGCAAGTCTACGCCGCACTGTTTAAACAGTGCGCGCAGTTCGTCGGTAGCTTGAGAGAGCCATTGTTCGCGTGTTGTCATTATTTGCCTTTAGTTGATGCTGCACGTCTTGTGCAGTGACTCTAGTGTAAAGCTTTTCCTGACACAATGCAATGCCCTTACAAAAAATAAGTTTATATCGTGGATAGTCACTTTTTAGGTCGAATTTTTGGGGGTGTTGACCTATGCTCGCTCATAGGGAGAACGAGGCTTTTGGGTCATATTGTCATTTATTGATAGGGTAAAGATAAGAAAAATATAAAGTGTATACAGTTTGGGTATACAGCCTCGACATCCCCGACGCCGACAGCCGCCGCGAGCTGTCACATGCGCGACAATGGGGGTGGAGCGACTTTCCCGGCGTGACAATATGGCAATCTGACCTAAGACCCAAAACCATAGGTCAGTTGGGCCATTGACCGGCGATAGCCCAACTGACCTATGGCCTGCCTGCCTGCCTGCCTGCCTGCCTGCCTGCCTTGCGCCGCGTGACAATATGACAATTTGACCTATGGCCGTGTGGCAAAAATCAGGGGGGGGGTGGGGGCCGACGGCCGACCGGTCACGCTAGCGGAGGGGCTGCAAACAAAATTTATTTTGCTAAAAAGCTACCGCTGTAAACTTTTTATTTTTTATGCAAAAATGCGGCAATGTTCCAAACCCTGCCATACGAGCCGCGTCAGTTGCAAGCGACTGAAGACCGACTCGCACGCATATACAAAGCAGCGCGTCTAGGGCTCAAGGGCGACAACCTCGCACTGGCCGCAGGGATGCTGCCAAACGAGTACGCCAGGCTCAAACAATTCGACAGCATCGCGGAGTACGCCGAGATGAAGGGGCGCGCAGAGGGCGAGATGCAGGCCAGTGAGCAGTTGCACACCGCAGCCGCGCAAGGCGACGCCAAGGCGGCGCTGGCGATTTTGCAAAACGTCCACGGCTGGGTGGCTAAGCAGGCCATCACAGTCGACGTGAACCAGTCGATCAGCATCACCGCCGCGTTGCAAGAGGCCGAGCGGCGCACGTTGATGGTGATCGAAAACGAACCCAGCCAAGTGCTACAACATGCAGACTACACGTTACAGCGCGCAGGATGAGCAAGAGCTAATGGCGCGCCTATGGGCGCCAGCCATCAAGGACAACCCGCTGGCGTTCGTGATGTTTGCCTATCCCTGGGGCGTCAAGGGCACGCCACTGGAGCACTTCACTGGCCCGCGCAAGTGGCAGCGCGAGGTGCTCACCGGCATTGCAGACCACATCAAGCAGAACGGCGGCAAGCTGGACTTCGAGGTGCTGCGGATGGCTGTCTCATCTGGCCGTGGTATCGGCAAGTCAGCGTTGGTGTCATGGATCACCGACTGGATGCTGTCCACACGCATCGGCTCGACGACCATCATATCGGCCAACTCCGAGAGCCAGCTCAGAAGTATCACTTGGGCCGAGCTGACAAAGTGGCTGGCGATGTCGATCAACAGCCATTGGTTTGAGGTGAGTGCCACCAGGCTGATGCCAGCCAAGTGGCTGACGGAACTGGTTGAGCGCGACCTAAAGAAGGGCACCAGATACTGGGGCGTGGAGGGGCGGCTGTGGTCAGCGGAGAACCCCGACGCCTATGCTGGCGTGCACAACTTCGACGGCGTGATGGTAATCTTCGACGAGGCCAGCGGTATTGACGACGCCATCTGGGCGGTGACATCGGGCTTCTTTACCGAGAACACGCCCAACAGGTTTTGGATGGCGTTCTCCAACCCACGGCGCAACACCGGGTACTTCTACGAAGCGTTCAACAGCAAGCGGGAGTTCTGGGCGTCAAAGGTAGTGGACGCCAGAACGGTCGAGGGCACCGACAAGAAGGTGTACGAGCAAATTATTGCTGAGTACGGGCCGGACTCTAGTCAGGCGCACGTCGAGGTGTACGGTCAGTTCCCGAGCGAGGGGGATGACCAGTTCATCAGCATTGACCTAGCGGATGCAGCCATGAAGCGCCAGCCGTACAAGGACGACTCGGCGCCGATAGTCATCGGCGTAGACCCGGCGCGGTTCGGGGCAGACGCCACGGTCATTGCCATCAGGCAGGGGCGCGACGTATTGAAGCTGATCCGGCACCGGGGCGACGACACCATGACGGTGGTCGGGCACGTCATTGAGGCGATAGAGGAATACAAGCCCACGCTGGTCAACATTGACGAGGGCGGGCTGGGCGCAGGCGTCGTCGACCGGCTCAAAGAGCAGCGGTACAAGATAAGAGGGGTCAATTTTGGCAATAAGTCCAAGAACCCGGTCATGTACGGCAACAAACGCGCTGAAATATGGGGTGAAATGCGCGACTGGCTCAAGTCGGCAAGCGTTCCTAACGACAGATTCTTGAAATCGGACTTGATTTCGCCTAAGATGAAGCCCGATTCGCGTGGTACGATCTATTTAGAGTCCAAAAAGGACATGAAAGCCCGTGGTTTGGCAAGCCCAGACGCAGCAGATGCGATAGCGCTGACGTTTGCCTTCCCCG